GAGACTCATCTAAATTAGCCGGTACTAATTATTCCGCCTATCCCGGTAAAACCTTAGCTCCAATGTCTGCTTTAACTCAAAGAGCACAGAGCTTAGAGCAAAGAAGACTAGCTAAAGGTATGCCATATCAAGGCGGATTAAACTCACTTGCTAACGCGCAGGCTCAAGGGATAACACCTGATAATGTAAATAGTATTGTAGGTAACGTTGAAGCTAGCCAAGGTAATTTTAATCGAAATATTCTTTTAGATAAATTAAATAGGCAGTATGGTCAAAGACTTAACCCTTATTTACCAAAACTTGAGAATAAATTACAACAGGATACCGGTACTAAACTAAGTGAACTTGGCTCTGATATTGAGACGTTAAATGCTCCGATTAGAAAGTTAGAAGGTAAGAAAAATAGAGCAGCATTTACAGCTCTTAATCAGTTATCAAGATCAAAAGAGGCAAGAGAAAGAAGCCTTGTAAATGATTTATACGGCTATGGTGAACAAAAACACGGGATAATAAATAAAGGATTAACAGCTGAGAAAGCACGTTTTGAAGCAGAAAGAAACGACCCTTACGCTAGAATTCAAAACCTGCAACAAGCTTTAAATAACCTTGGTGGAGGGGAAAGCGGCGATTTAGCTGGCCATCCCGATCTTGATAAATTGAACGCTCAGCAATTAACAAGAGCATTACAGGCTTATGGTATCGATACAGGTAAACCAAGTGATCAGTGGGAAACTGCCGCAAGAACAAATACACCTGTTTATCAAGGTAAACTTGTTGAACCTATTAACCAGAAAATGGATAGATCTTATAAACTCGCAGAAGAATTAAGCCCTTTTTATAGAGATGAAAATTATCTGAATAGAAAACTTACACGTAAAGATGTTGTAAATACTCCTAATTCCATTAATAGAGCTGTAGAAGGATTACCCGAACAACTTAATCCTAAGTTTGCAGTGCTTGATACAGAAGCTAAAAGAAAATTAAAAGCTGATATAAATGCATTAAACGCCAAGTACATCAAACAAGGTACTTACGGCTCTCAATCTCACTTACAAGCTGTTGCTAACAGAACCAGAGAGCTAAGTGAAGCTACACTTGGTGCTCGTAGTAAGGCAACAAAAGAAGATTTGTTAAAAGGCGTAACAGCGAGCCAGTACGGCGATATAAATAAAATAGGTCAATTAGGTCAATACGATCAGTTAGCCAATAGTGAGTTTGGTAATAAACTAGCTGATATAAAAACTACTAATTTAAAAGGTCTTGATAAATGGAAAAACGATCAGGAAAATAACGAGCAACTATATAGATCATATCAAAATGAACGTAGCTGGCAACAACCAAGGTTACTTAACAATGCACGTAGCACTGGTGTAGCATCAGGCATTGATAGTGGGATTGGTAGCGTATTTAACCACTTTAATAACCAAGGTATTGACTTATCTTCTATATCTGATCTTCGTAATAGGTATAGTGAGCTTGAGAAAGAACTTGAGAATAGGGATAACTCAATTAAATCCGCTGAAGAATACAGAACAAGACAGGAAGAGTTAGCCCGTCAAAACGCAGCTGATTTTGAAAAAGAACGTAATCAGAGAGTCAGTTTAGAGCGTGAACGCAATGATTTTAATCAAAGATTACAACAGGAAATAGCAGCTCGCCAGCAAATGGAACAAGACCAACAAAGACGCGGTGAACTTGATCGTCAACAAAGAGTGTTACAAGAAAGAGCTGCTGAAAATGAAAGGATAAGAGCTACTGAAGAAGAAAGAAGAGCTGCCGAGCAAAGAGCAGCTGAAGAAGCAAGAGTTCGCCAGCAGCAGGATGCACAAAGACAAGCTGCTGAAGCAGAACGTGTGCGTCAGGAACAAGCAAGAGTCGAGCAACAACGTCAGGTAGCTGAACAGCAAAGACAAGCTGCGTTGCAAGCTCAATTAGCACAACAAGCTCGTCAAGCAGAACAGCAAAATAGAATTAATAACTCAATGCAAGAAATTAGAAATAGAGATAAACGTTTTGGATCTCATTATAGCGATGCTTATATAAAAGCTATTATGGAACAGGAAGCCAAAACAGGAAGAGGTACTTATAGACACCAGAATAATCCAAGACTTCCAGGATTTATAGATGTATTTAAACCCGGCTATAATCCGTTTCTTAATAAATATCAATAAACATAACACATTGGATATAGTACGATAAATTAATTTTTATCGTACTTCATCGATTTATAGATTTTATATTGATCGGCAAATAAATAGAATTGATTTAACCAATTATTAAAATATTCGCACTTACCTATAGCGCATAAGGGCTCAAGCTCGTCCGCTACATCTTTACCCGGCATTGGTAGAGGTGGTAAATCAAGCGTTGATATACAGATATTATTTTTCTGAGCGCATCCACTTAAAATTATCACTAAGAGTGCGAGGCTTATTGTTTTGTTTAACATTGAGTAATTTTTTTTGAATTTTTATATTATTATTTTGCTCTTCAACTGTTTTTTTTAATATTTCGTTTTCTTCATATATACATTTAATTTTATATATAAAATAAAACAAAGCCACTAATAATGTGCCGTATACACCTATAGCTCTTATGTTATCGATTAAATAGCTTATATACTGGTTCATTCTGAATCACCTAACATAACCAAATCTTCTTGTTCGTTTATATCGATTCTAACAAATTCATCCTCAATATACTTAAGTAGTTCGTCTTCTTTAGAATTTAACATATCCCTATTTTCTATAACTTTTAAATTTAGCTCTTCTATTATTTGATTTTTCTCTTTAACTAAATTGTTTAATTTATCATTTTCAGAATTTAAATTTAATATTTCTCTATCTTTATCAACAACACTAGCTTTGAAAGCTTTTATCTCATTATCTTTATCCACAATATTAGCTTTCAAAGCTGATATTTCTTTATCTTTATTAACAATATTAGTTTTGAAAAGATTTATCTCATTATCTTTATTACCAATATTAGCTTTGAAAGTTAATATTTCCTTATCTTTAACCAAGGTTATATTTGTTAAACTATTTATTTCGTTATTTTTAGCTACTAAAGTAGAACTAGTGTTAGTTAACTGAACTGTCAAATTACTAATTTGATTATCTTTTGTTATAATTATATTATCTCTTTCAGTTATATTTTGATTTAATTGGTTTATAGTAGTATCTTTTAAAGCTAATACGTTCTTTTGTAAATTATTTATTATTTCACTTTTTTTACTAATATCCAAATCTTTTTGCGATAACATAGTTTTTAAGCTATTTATCTCACTTATTAACTTATTTTTTTCCTGATTTATTGTTTCTTGTTTAGCTGCTTCAAAAGCAGCTCTTTTTTCTACACCTATTCTTTGAGCTTCAGCAAATGTTACTGCTTTCATATATCAAATCTCAATCCTAAAGTTAAGTTATGTATTGTATAGTTTCTATTACCAATATTACTTATACCGCCTATATTTTTCTTTCTATTAGAACCAAGATTAAAGTAGTTATAGCTAATATCACCTTTAGTATTATCAGTTATCTGAAATTCTAAACCTGTTGATAATTTATAAGCAAATTTATTAAAATTACTACTTTGTTTCTTTAATTGAACAATATTACCATCAAAATCAAATAAAACATTACCTGTTGTTGTTTCTTTTATTTGTGATATACCAATACCACCACCTATATAATGTGTGATATTATTGTAACTGATAGTGTTTTTATAAATATTATACATTATACTATCAATTTTAGTTTTAGAATTAACTGTATATTTATCGTTCAATTTATTTGTAGATATTTCATTGGTATTGAATAGAAAGTAATAATCACCTACAATTTCAACTCTTATATCGTAAGGTAAATTTATACCTACACCTAATTCTATTAAAGGGAATTTGTCAGATAGTTCTACTTTCCCTACAAATTCATGATTGGCAAATTTGTTATCATAAATATAGTTTAAACCTATAGCTCCTTTAATATAATAATCGGCCTTATATCGTAAATCTGCATATGTGTTATTAATAAAGAGAAAGCAAGACGTAACTATATAACTTAATTTTTTCATTCGATTTTATAAATTTATTTTTTCCTATTATACCAGTTATTCAAGTATTGTTTAACTACTTCTTTATCTTCAATAATTATTACGTTCTCACTATTTCTTTTATCAGCTGCTTCTGTAAAGTTAAATGAACCGGTAATAACCTTTTTCTCATCAATAATCATTACTTTATTATGAGCTATACCCGGTACAACATCTATACTAATATCAACACCTACCTGTTTTAAATCCTTAAGTTTGGAATATCCTTTTTGAGCAATATTTGACCTATCTAATATGATGGATACTTTAATCCCTCTTAAATGTGCATTTATTAAGCTATCAGCTATTGACTTGGAAGTAAAACCATACGCTTGGACATATATAGTATTCTTAGCATTATTTATTTCATCAATTATCTTTTCAGAACAACCAGAAGGAGGTGTAAAACACACATCAAGTTTTGATGCAAAAGAATTATTTAATAGTAAAACTATAATCAAACCGACTTTAAGCAATATTTTCATTGTTCCATAACCTTATTTCTATTTTTCTTCTATTCTCAAGACCTTTTAATTTAGTTTTGTCATGATAAACCCATCTCATAAATTGAGTTGGTATTTTTTCCCATAATTCACTATTGATAAATTTTAATAGTGTTGATGTTTTAAAGTTGGTTCTTCCAACATTAAAAACAAAACAAACCAAAGCGTCAAATTGATTCTGAGTTAACTTAATCTTAACATATTTATTAACAGCATCTTCAGCTATTTTCACATCTTTTTCCAAAATATATTCTGCTTCATCTTCCGTTATAGGTTCAATTATTGTTTCACCCGGTAATATGACATGGCCGTATCCTATTGTTCGTTTACCGGCAGGACAAATATAACTTTTTCCTGAGAATCCTTTACCTTCCTCAAGTATTTTAAGTAAATCTATTCCTCTTTCACTTGTCTTCATTTATTCTCAGGTGATGATGGTGTTAGATCAATATCAATACCTGTTTCAGTCTTGATTACTTCTTCTGATATTTCTTCTATGGCGTTATCGTCACCATAGAAGAAAACTGATCCTATACCTATAATTATTGCCAATATTAAAATCATATATTTATACCTAAGCAAAAACTTCATTCTTTAATACCTCAAATAAATTTTCCTGCGTACTATCTTTAACTGTTAAAACTTCCATTACCTTTTCATCCTTACATCTTTTACTAACCAAATGATGAACAATAACAGGTTTAGTTTGCCCATGACGATGCAAACGATCATTAAACTGTTTATAACTATCCATGCGCCATGTTAAACCAAACCAGATAATTATTCTACCTCCTTGTTGTAGATTTAACCCTTCTGCGCTGTTGCATTGGCATAATAATAGCTTTATCTCTCCCTTATTCCATTTTTTTTCCACATCATTTATATTCTTACTGGTAAGAGTAACTGCCGTCTTAAATCTATTCTTTATTCTCTCTTCATCTGACTTGAAATTGAATGCGAGCAGGATATTCTCATCCTCATACTGATCGATAAGCTCTTCTAACATATCAAGTTTATTATTATGGATTTCCACCCAATCACCAGAATCGTTATAAACAGCTCCGTTGCAGTATTGCAGAAGCTTGTTACAGAGCACTCCTGCATTTACTGCCGTTAGCTCCTCATTCCTTATCCGCATATAAAATTCTTTTTCAAAAGATTTATACATATCATAATTATCTATTTGAACACTTATAATATTATCTATCTTATCCGGAAGAGATATATAGTCTTCAGCTCGCATATAGAGCCATCTTGTACTAATACGCTTTGATATGAGTTCCGGATAAACACATTCAAACCCATAACCATTAATATTAGGCCTAAAGTACATTGACCTATATGTTGTTATGTTATGACCAAGTGCTTCGCCTCTATCAATTAGAAACTGCTGCGACCACATATCAGCAAATCCTTGCGGCATTGGTGTACCGCTAAGCAGAACTATATATTTATAGGTAAACTTTTTTAAAGCCTTGAAACGACTTGATCCGTGGTTCTTGAATTTATGGCTCTCATCAACAACTATCATGCCATATTTATCAAAACCTTGGTCTCTCATCCATTCAACGTTTTCCTGATTGATAATATAAATATCACACTCTTTTTTTAAATTTTCCAATCGTTCTTTTTCAGTTCCACAACAGATTGAGTATGTTAAATGTCTAGTGTGTTCCCATTTACCTATCTCATTGCTCCATACATTCTTTGCAACGTTAAGAGGAGCTATTATTAGAACTTTCTTTACTTTGTAATTATGTAATCTTACAAAAGAAGTAAGTGCTATGATTGTTTTACCTAGCCCCATATCAATAGCTAGACCACATCTTTTTTTATTAAGAATGTAATTGATAGCTCTCTGCTGGTAATCCCTTAAATCAAGTTCACCGAGCATTTATTTACCTTATCATTACATTAGGAAAAGCGAGATCATTTTCCACACGTACCTTTATCACTAACAGGACTTTTAATAATCTGGTAGCCTGTTCAATATCATTCATAATAAACACGTCTACTTTATTCTTACCGATATCTTCAAATACTTTGGACTGCAAAGCAGTTACCTTACCTGTCTTACTCTTGAACTCTATAAAAAATACATAACCATGAGGATTTATAAAAATTCTATCAGGTACACCGCAATTTGATGGTGATGTGAACTTATATGTCAGATAACCTAATTTTAAAGCAGTGTCTTTTATTGCTTTTTCGAGCTGTCTTTCTGTTAATGGTTTCTTCATACTATTATAAGATTTATTATGTTTTTAACCGCTAGAACAATAAATAGTCCACCTGTTATTATATTGATAATCAATCTGTAACGATTAATATATCTGCTAATAATACGTGAGGATAAAATAGAACTAGCACTTAGAAACCATAGGGAAGCAAGTAATGTTATCTCAACCCAGTAGCTTATGATAATACCGAAACTAGCTTCTATATTGATAAAAGACGTCATTATGCTTATGAAGAAACTAAACGCAAGTGGGTTGGTAAATTCAACAAAAAATGCTTCTAAGAAATATCTTTTGGAATAACAATCGTTTTTATAACTACCATCATCAGTACTGGTCATTGTCATAAACCCAATATAAAACAGGTATAACGAGCAGGCAAACTTGATATAATCATAATTTATAACATTTAATTCCTTATTGCTTATTATAACAGCTAATATAATAGCTACCTGAATTGATGTACCGATAACAGTAGCAAGTGCTGCCATAAATCCGGCTTTTTTGCTTATTGCGCTATTACGCAGAATCAAACCTATTGACGGACCCGGCATTATAGCCGCCATTAAATATACAATACCTAGTTCTATAAAATTGTTTTCTATCATCTTATTTGTCCTTATACTTTAAAATTAAATTATATCTTTTTAATAATCTGTCTAAAAATTCTTTATCTACTTTACCTTTTCCTCTTTCAAGTGATCCTATTTTATGATCAGAACAACCCATAAACCTACTTATCTCGCTAACACTGATATTAGCCATTTTACGTAGAACTTTTAGCTGCTCTATTTGATCGATACTTAGGTCAATGTAATTATTATAATCTCTTATTCTACCCATTATTTACTCCTATCGTTCCTAATAATTCATATGTTTTAGCTATATATTTATCATAATGTAAATTCTCTATTTTCTCACTTAAGTCCATTATTGGGTAAGCATCATCGGTATTAGCTACCTTATCCCCTTTTTTATTGGTAATATGTTCACCCTTGGTTGACCAGTACCAACGAACAACTTTACCGAGATAATCACCTTTAAAGTAACCACCTGTTGTAACACGTCTAACCATTAAAAAATTAATAGGATTCATTTCAGCTTTGTTTATAGTATACTCAATAGGAACACCATTTATTAGATATGCAAAAATAGCTTCCTTGCATATCTTAATAGCAGGGTTACGTGAGATGTCATCTGATGCAAAAATACCTTTACACTTCAAACTATTATCAGTTTTAACGGCAATATACGAATTAACAGATTGATTGTATAAAGCCTTGTAATTCGTTTCCTCGACCTTAAAACCGGTTATTTTTTCCCATGTACTAATATTACGGAAGAATACACCATACCTATCTTTTTTCATAAGCACTGTTATTCCGTCAGTGTTTGCGCTTACAACATTAAACCCGTTATCTTCCAATGACTCTATAAGCATAAGCAGACTTAACTGTCCTGTAATTGTGGTATGAATAAGTAATTTAGGTGAGTAAAGCAAACTGTACTTGTTACCAAACTTACCGAAGCTACCATTTAAAATAATTTTGAACACATTAGCCTTGGTTTTATCACCTTTCTTTTTAGCTTCCAATCTTTGGTCATATATATCCTTATAAAACTCTATAAAATCAGATTGTTTAAAAGATTCAGGAGCGTAACCATTATTAAGAATAATTGAAGGATAATAACTTGTTACATCAACATCTATCAAGTATTCATCATCTTTAGCTATTATTTCCCTATTACTCTCTGTTGAATGAATACCGCCTATACCAAGAGAATATGTCCGCTCATTAATAGTTACCGAGCTAAGAGCATTATCCTTGATTAACTTATCCTCACTTGTTCCTTTAAATCTTATCTCTTTTATATCTTCAAATAATTTTTTAAGCGGTTGTGTTGTAAATTTTATATACGACGGAGCGTTGTACGTAAAATCATACTCTTTAACCTTATTCTCAATATTATGTCTAACAAAGTCCCTTATTAATACTTCTGCTATCTGGGCATCTGACCTACTCCTGACATCAACTCCATATTCAGCGTTAATTGATTTTCTAATCTCAATATCATTCCTTAAATAATTATAAAGACTCATTGTTATATCAACGTCATTAGAGCAGTACTTTTTAAGCACTAACATCTGTTCTTTTGATAATCTGGTACTTGGATCATAAGGTAAATCCTGCAAAAAGGGCGTATTAATTCTTGCGCCGTACATTTTAAGACTCGCTTTACCAATTGCTAAATTAATAAGGTCTATATGGTCATACTCATATGGAGGCCATAATGATAATTCCGATATTGTGTTAAAATTGTCATCACTTATTAATTTATCCGATAAATGTTTAAGCATTGCGTTATTACGATCACCAAAGGCAAACATAATCATTGGTAAGTCGTAAAAACGCGAATTGAACCCAACTGTTGTATTATTTGCAAGTATTGACTTTATTTCTGCAACATCAAGCTTAGGGGAATCTTTGGTAAGCTCGAATGATATCTCATTCCCTTCTTCATCTTTAAATAGAATTAAAAAATAGTTAGGGTAGCACTCTGTATCTAGAAAGTATGTTTTTTTCATATATTTATCCTGTTATTTTCAGTTTCTTTATTATTAAGTTTGTCACAAAATGTGACGAGCTTAAGTAGTTTCAGTTAACTACAAAATGTAGTTAACTGATTATAATATTGCTACCTCTCCTATAGTGCGTATTAGAAATCTTACTCCAATATCTTCGTAATTTAAAATTTTTCTAAAATATCTACCATATTATTACCTTTTATTAAAATTAAACTCGTGACAAAATGTCACGACCTCACTTAGTTTTAGTTGTACGTAAAATCGTACAACTAAAATATTTCTTCTTCCTCAAGTTTATCAAATTCACTTGTAGCATCAATAGTAGTCATGCCAAACATCTCACCTTGTTTATGGAACAATACGTGATGGAGTCTGTTGCAAATACCTTTCCATACGTTATTGAACTTATAAGGTGCAATTTCAATAAGAGCGTGAACATAGCAACCCGGATAAAATGGGTTAGCATCCACTAACGGATTAAGCAGTTCACCTTTTACCAAACTTAATTTAGGAGCTAATTTATTTGATGCACTTATAATGTAATGTCCTCTTTTATATTCTGATCTTTCTTTTCTTTTTTTACCCTCATCGGTCGAATCATCAATAAGCCCGTATTCCTCATCCCCGTCTTTTACTATATCGATACCATTACCTTTAATCTTGATATCCTTGATCATCTTGTTAACTTTCTCGTTAATATCCTTAACTAACTCCTGATGCTTGACATCATCTTTAGATAATAGGAAAGTAGATACGTATTTTCTTTTTTCTTCCGTAGTTACATAAAGATTATCAAGTGGTTGTTTCTCAAATAAATGAGGGAAGCTTAATCTAACGTTTGATAATAATATTTTTTCTGAGTTCATAATAATTTTACCTTTTTTAATTTATAAATATTTTTCTATCGAATAATCAACTTTAACTATCTGATTTTCCCCTAGTTCTTTCTTGGTAAGACGATTAACTTCATCCCTGCCAATTAATTTTTCAGCTCTACCGATACCTATAATTTTTTTCTCATAAGCGTCTTCTCCTAGTTTTTTTCTTAATATAGATTCTGCTTCATCTATCCATTTACGATTGGACATTTTAGGCATTAATTTATAATTAAGAAATTCTCCTGTTTCTAACTTTTCTTTTATATACTCCTCAACCGATGTGAGATAGGTTTTTATAAGGTCCTTATTCTCATAAATTTTACCTAATTCTTCATCACTAAGTAACCTTACTTTAGCTGCTACTAACTCCTTGCTATCCTTATTATTAACAGTCGGTACTAAACTATTTAAGGCGTAACATGTAGGTTTGGCCTTACAGAATTGACAGGCCTTAGTTGATGGAATACGAACAGCATTCTCTTCCTGAGAATTAGCAATTGCCGTCTTAATAAGCTGCATTCTAGAGCCGGTTATTAAGGAGGTAAGTTGTTCATCACTTAAATCCCATCTGCTATTCTCAAGGTAAGGCTGGACAATATGCAGATGTGCTGTTGTAAACCTAAATGGCTGCTGATTACTTCCGAGGTTACAATAATATTTAATTACATTATTAACTTCCGGATTCATATAAACACCAAGAGCGTATAACATCAATTGATAATTATCCTGAGCTTTTACAGCGACCCCTTGACCGAACTTGTAATCTATAACATGTATTTGGCATTTATTATCTTCTTTATCATATAAAATAAGAACGCTATCGGCTGTTCCCTGCATTCCTGACATAAGAAAATCAAGAGAGAAAGTCTGCTCATGGATTTCTTTTACAACCTGAAGATTTGTATTTTTTAAATCAAGATAATAATTACCCGCATTACTTACAGCATTCTGCTGCTCTTCAGTTAAATTAAGAGATGTAATAAAATAATCGTCAGTTATATATTTATTAACCACCTCATGGAGCATAGTACCTGTTTCTGCATAAACGGAAGTGGTATAGGGCAATCCTTTTTCTGCATTAAGGCTTCCGGGGCAGAGCATTCTTCGCTCAAAGTTGGAAGGGCTAATAGGTGAATGTGTTTTACTCATTACTTTTGTTCCTCTTCTAATCTTTCTCTTTGTATTAATGCTGCTTTAGTTAACAAATTTAATTCCTCTGATTTTAGTTTATCACTATTAAAATTAGAGCGACCATAATCGATCATAAAATCAACAAGTGTTTCAGCAGATACTAACGCCAATTGTTGAAACAGCATTATTTCTCTTTCGTTCAAGTCAGTTTCACTTTTTGTGAAAGATAGAACAATATTAAGTGCTACTTCTTTTTCCAGTAAATTTATTTTATTGCTTAAATATCTGTTAACTATCTCAACTTCTATTTTTGACTTATTGGGTAAAAACATTTTGATTCTCTTTTTTAATTTTTAATAACCATTTTTTTGTTTTAGTATTTTTATGGCAATTATGTTTTCTTAATATTCTGCCTATATCCATCCTGCGCGCATTATTTATATCCTGCTTTCTATATCCTAGTTGCTCTAGTACCTGCATTGCCGAATAATAATCACAAACTTCTTTATCTGCATCTAGGTCATAGTGATCTAAAAAGCCTTCTTCTAGAATATCAGGAACTTCAAACATCTTATTATGTTCCTTCTGCAATACTTTCTCATCGTCATTTAATTCAAAATTAACATAATCAGTACTTTCCCGTATTTCCTTAAACAATTGCAACATGTCTATATTATGATATCCATTAAGATTTTTTGTTGGTATAACTAAAAATCTTGTTGAACCCGTCCTGTCTTTTAAAAACTCCTCATCATTAATAGACCCTATAAAACTGGTTGTTCGCATATACGTAATAGGAAAAGGCAGATATTTTTCGTTTAACACATCTTTTGTTCTACCAAAAAAAGCTTTAAACTCATCCTGATCTGTTTTCTTAAAAGAATTTTGCAACTCACCAAGTTCAACAATTAAATTAGTAATACAACCTTTAATTGACATACTATCGTTAAAATTCAAAGGCACACCCTCACTAATATATTTTTTAAGTTTAAGTGGTAATAAAGACCTAACCCATGTTGTCTTACCCATTTCCTGGTTACTCTGGAATACTAATATATATCTACCGATTTTACGATCTTCAGTAGTTACATGTGATAAATATATTAATTGTTGCAACCATTTTTTTATATATAAATTCCTTAAATCCTCATAAATTGGATTTACATTTATTGTACTGCAAAACTCATCAAGTCTTGATTGTCCATCCCAAACTGTGCTATCTAAAACCTCCTTGAAACTATTCATCTTGTTTTTACGCCCCATCATATAGACATATTTAGCTGCAACTCCTTTATCTAAATCATTTCTAGTCAACAATGACTCTATCTCAGTTGTTAATAAATTATCATCATCAAAATCAAACATCGTAGATAAGTTGCGCTTCGTTATAATGTCATATGAAATCTTGATCTTGTAATGAGCGCACATTATCTCAAAATTCTCATAAGTATTCTTGATGGTTTTTATCTCACGTCCTTTGGCTGTAAATCTTGACCTGTAATCAATAAATAAATCTTTATCTATTTCTAGTAACAAACTTGAGTTTTTATAAACCTTACTTGGAAGGTTTTTTTTTATGTTAGCAAGTTTTATAACTGACGCAAAAGTAACCGGTTTTAGCTTATTTCCGTTTACACTTTTATATTTATCCCTACATACTACTATTATATGCTCTCTTGTATATCTGGTATCTGTTAAACTCCAATTAGTAAATATCTCAAGTCCTTCATCTGATCCTTCAAACTGATGATGAAGAGCCTGACATACTGTAAACCACTCCTTATAATCAGTCTCTTTGCAATCATATTTTCCAAGAGTCTCAATTACTGTTTCCCTTGTTATATTAGGTAATGGTAAATTATTACTCCAAACAATAAGCTCTCTTGTCTCTTCATCTTCTTTCTTAATTTCCTCTTTAACAACGATATATTCATCAACCTTTATAAGCTCTTTTACATTTTTACCCCTTCTAAACTCATCATTTACCTTATTTGGTAAATACATGAGTTGGGCAGCTGTAAAACTGGATTCATCACTAATAGCTCTTAAAAGTTTATGTGAAAATAATTTAGTTGCTATTGTTCTTCCCAAGTTACCATAGCTGAATTTATCTACATCCTTATCTATAAAAAGTAATATCCTAGCTCTTGGCTTAGTTAAAGTACTACTGCTAGTAGTGTAATAAATGTACGTATAAGCACTAAGGCTCTTTTCAATCTCATTCTTTAAACTATCAAAATCTTCTTCGTAATCATCAAGATCAAAAGTAAGAATACTACGTGATATCAGATTTTCTGCTGATCTTTTATTATCCTTAAAAGAGCCACAGACCATAGCTCCTAAATTCTTCTTACTAGTAAAAGGTTTTGTAAATACTTTATTAAAGTAAGTTAAAATCTCTTCAAAACTTAATTCCTCTCGGCTAGCTATAACATCAGTGCAGTTGTCGAAAAAACTGATACAGTATTTTTTCATTGTTAAGTTTTAAATAAATTAAAGTAGAGACGTTATTTAGTGATGCAGTTTTAAACGAATAAGATTATCCATGCTACTTTCTTTTTTATTCTTAACCATGAAATAACCACTCGTTAATAATACAGCTATTATGAAAGCTGCAAATAACCTTAATTTAAATGTCTCTTTCTTCTGTTCTTTCCAGCTCATTTATTTTTCTCATTTTCAATTCAATTTCAAACTCTCTTCTGCTGATATCATCCTGCATACCTGCTATTATTTTTTCGTATCTTTTCCTTTGCCTATATATCGAAAAATAAAATAAACCTATCCATATTAAAAAGTTTACTACTGGTCCTAATAATTCCATAACCTACCTTATTACTATCCAATCATTAAACTGGCTATCCTCTATCTC